ACATTCACAGTGAGACATATTCATTGTTGATTGATACATACATCAAGGATAAAGAAGAACAAAATAAATTATTTAATGCCATTGAAACTGTTCCAGCTATTAAAAGAAAAGCTGAATGGGCATTAAGATACATTGAAAAGGGAACCTTTGTTGAAAGGCTTATTGCTTTTGCTGCAGTTGAAGGAATTTTCTTTTCTGGATCTTTCTGTGCTATTTTCTGGTTAAAGAAAAGAGGGCTAATGCCAGGATTAACATTCTCTAATGAATTGATTTCTCGTGACGAAGGGATGCATTGTGATTTTGCTTGTCACTTGTTTAATCATCATATTGAAAATAAATTAACACAGCAACAGGTTAGAGATATTATTTGTGGTGCATTAGAGATTGAAAAAGAATTCATTCTTGAAGCATTACCAGTAAGACTTATTGGTATGAACTCAGATTTAATGGCTCAGTATCTTGAATTTGTTACAGATAGATTATTGGTGGCATTAGGTGTTCCTAAAGTTTATAATTCAGAAAATCCATTTGATTTTATGCAAAATATTGCTTTACAAGGAAAAACTAATTTCTTTGAAAAGAGAGTTGCTGAATATCAAAAAGCTGGAGTTAATAATGCTGCAGAAGATTTAAGTTCTGCATTTGGTGATCTTGATTTTTAAAATATTATAAATAAAATGAAAGTATTAAAAAGAGACGGTTCCTTAGAGGAAATGAGATATGATAAGATAACTAGAAGAATAGGCGCTTTGTGTGAAGACTTAAATCTAGAATACATTGACCCAACATATATTACATTAAAAGTTACTCAAGGGATATATGACGGTATTTCAACAACAGAGTTAGATGTATTAGCTTCAGAAACTGCAGCATCTATGACAACAGTACATCCAGATTATGCTAGATTAGCTGGTAGGCTGGCTGTTACAAATTTACATAAAACAACACCCAAGAAGTTTTCACAGTCAATAAGAGAACTTCACTCATTTGTTGAACCAAAAACAAACAAAGAGTCATCATTAATTGATGACAATGTTTACAAATTTGTTATGGAAAACAAAGACGTTTTGGATGGTGCGATTGTTATAACAAGAGATTTTGACTTTGATTATTTTGGATTCAAAACGTTAGAACGTTCATATCTTTTGAAAATTGGTGAACGTGTTGTTGAAAGACCACAATATCTATACATGCGTGTTGCAGTTGGTATTTGTAATGGTGATTTACAAATGGCTTTAAGAATTTATGATGATTTATCACAACATTTTTATACACACGCAACACCAACATTATTTAATGCCGGAACACGTAGACCACAAATGTCTTCTTGTTTCTTAATTGGTAACAAAGGTGATGATATCGATGGATTATTTGATACAATCAAAGACGTTGCCAAGATTTCTAAATGGGCTGGAGGTATTGGTTTGCACGTTCATGATGTGCGAGCTAAAGGTGCATACATTAAAGGAACTGGAGGAATGTCAGATGGATTATTACCAATGTTGAAAACATATAATGAGGTTGCTCGTTGGATTAATCAAGGTGGTAAGAGAAAAGGTTCTTTTGCGATTTATCTTGAACCATGGCATTCAGATGTTTTTGAATTTATTGACCTAAGAAAAAATCATGGTAAGGAAGAATTAAGGGCAAGGGATTTGTTCCTTGCAATGTGGACACCGGATTTATTTATGCAACGCGTAGAATCAGATGGTGATTGGTCATTATTTTCTCCAGATGAGGCGCCAGGATTGTCTGATGCATATGATTCACCAGAAAATAAAGCATTCACTAAGCTTTATGAACAGTATGAGCAAGAAGGTAAAGCAAGAAAGGTTATTAAGGCTAGAAAATTGATGGATGCAATTTTAACTGCTCAAATCGAAACTGGTACACCTTATATGCTGTATAAAGATCCAGCTAATTATAAATCAAATCAAAAGAATTTAGGCACAATTAAATCTTCAAATTTGTGTACCGAAATTATTGAATATAGTTCGCCAACTGAACAAGCCGTTTGTAATTTAGCATCAATTGCATTACCAAAATATGTTGTTGATGGTGAATTTAATCACGATCTACTTTATGAATACACATATCAAGTTGTTAAAAACTTGAATAATGTTATTGATTTGAATTTCTATCCAACAGAAGAGACAAAAAGATCTAATTTTAAACATAGACCAGTTGGTTTGGGTATTCAAGGATTGGCAGATGTATTCTGTATGTTGGATATTCCATTTGAAAGTGATGAAGCAGATAAATTGCAAACAGACATATTCGAAACAATTTATTTTGCCGCAATGACATCTTCTAAAGATATATCTAAAGAGGTTGGTCCATATGAATCAATATCAGGGGCGCCAATTGAAAAAGGCGTTTTCCAATTTGAAATGTGGGGTAAAACAGACAAAGAATTATCTGGTCGTTGGGATTGGAAAAGTCTAAGAAAAGAGGTTGTTAAATTTGGTGTTAGAAACTCATTACTCGTTGCACCAATGCCAACAGCGTCAACCGCCCAAATTTTGGGTAACAACGAAGCGTTTGAGCCATTTACAACAAATCTATACTCAAGAAGAACACTTGGTGGTGAATTCATTGTTGTAAACAAACACCTAGTTAAAAAATTGATGTCTCTTAATTTGTGGAACGAGGATATTAAAAAGAAACTAATTCTTGAAAATGGTTCGGTACAAAATATTCCAGAAATACCTACAGATGTTAAAGAAGTTTACAAAACCGTTTGGGAGATGTCACAAAAAAGATTACTACAAATGGCAGCAAATAGATCTATTTTTATTGATCAATCACAATCATTGAATTTATTTATTGCTGATGCAACTAAACCAAAACTTCTTGCCGCTCATTTATTTGGCTGGAAAATGGGATTAAAAACTGGTATGTACTATCTGAGAACAAGATCGGCTGTAGATCCGTTAAAAGGATTAGGAATTGATACTTCAGCTAATAAACCTGTTGAGCAAGTACAACAAACGGTATCATATTCAACGCCAACGAATAACGCAATTATAAGTGAAGAAACACCTGAGCTTATTATGACAGCACAAAGACCTACAGATTCACCTTTTGAGTGTGAAGGATGTGGTTCATAAGATAATGGGTGGTGCCCCTTGAGTACCCAGGACTTGAGAATATAGGGCGCAAATATCAAGTCACTATTATTGCGACACTTATCGCGACATTTTTTTAGGAAAGTGTCGCGATTTTTTATTTATATCTATTTTCTTATTGTTTATATTTATAGTTATGAGTTCAAAATACGGTATAGATTTTCCATTTAGAGATAGTTTCGTAGGAGACTATGTAAGAATGACTCAATCAGTAGACGAGGAAGTTCGTGCAAATCTTGTTCACTTACTTTTAACGAGAAAGGGTAGTAGATATTTCTTACCCGATTTTGGCACTAGATTGTATGAGTATATTTTTGAACCAAACGATTCTGTAACTTATTCAAATATTGAAGAAGATATTAGAGAAACTGTTGCAGCATATATACCAAATTTAGAAATAAATTCAATAAAAATAACGAATCCGGAAATAGAGTCAGAAGACTCTTCGTCTTCTGTTAAAGAAGAACAAGATAGTAGATTATTTAGAATAGGAAGTTCTTCAACAAAGCCTTATACAGCAAAAATAAGAATTGATTATACAACAAATAATTCAACTTTTGTCACTTCAGATTTTATAATTATCAATATATAATATGAGCAAAAAAATAGCATATACTAATCGTGATTTTGCTGGGTTAAGACAAGATTTAGTTAAATTAACTAAAGAGTATTACCCAGACTTAATACAAAATACAAACGACGCGTCAATATTTTCCGTTTTATTGGATTTAAATGCGGCTGTTACCGATAACTTGCATTTTCATATTGATAGGGTATGGCAAGAAACAATGTTGGATTTTGCTCAACAAAGACAATCTTTATTTCATATTGCTAAAACATATGGAATTAGAATTCCAGGACTAAGACCATCTGTTGCATTATGTGATTTTAGTATTATTGTTCCGGTTAAAGGTGATTCCGAAGATAATAGATACTTAGGTATATTAAGAGCCGGAACACAAATTTCTGGAGGCGGTCAAATATTTGAAACTGTTTCAGATATTGATTTCTCAAATCCGTTTAATGAAAGAGGTGAATCAAACAGATTAAAAATCCCAAATTTGGATGGAAATAGTAAAATTATTTCTTACACGATAACAAAAAGAGAACCAGTTGTAAACGGGGTTACAAAAATATTTAGAAAAGTTATTACTCAAAAAGATCAAAAACCTTTCTTAAAATTAGTTTTACCAGAACAAAATGTTTTAGGGGTATCATCTATCATACATAAAGATGGAACCAATTTTACAACAAACCCAACCAATTCTGAATTTAACGCACCATTGAATAAATGGTATGAAGTAAAAGCTCTAGTACAAGATAAAGTTTTTGTTCCAAATACAACAGCAACTTCAGATAGAGCTAATTTTAAAGCTGGACAATACATTAGTGTAAATAATAAATTTATCACAGAGTATACCCCAGAAGGTTATTTTTTCATAACTTTTGGATCTGGAAATGTTGATCCGCTAGACAATTTGGATAACTATATAACAAACACCCTTAAGGTTAATTTAGCGACTTACTTAAATAATATGTCTTTGGGGGCTATACCTAAACAAGACACTACCTTATTTGTAAAATATAGAATTGGTGGTGGTAAAGAGAGTAATTTAGGTGTTGGTGTTCTTAATAACATAGAAAATTCGGAGTTTATTGTTAATGGACCAGCAGCAAATGTAAATTCACAAGTTATACAATCATTAACTGTTACAAACGTAACTCCAGCTGTTGGTGGTGCAGATCAACCAACTATTGAGGAATTGAGAGGTATGATATCTTACAATTTTGCAGCACAAAACAGAGCGGTAACATTAAATGATTACAAATCATTAATTGAAACAATGCCATCAACATATGGTGCACCAGCTAAAGTGAATGTAATGGAAGAAGATAATAAAGTAAGAATCAAATTATTATCTTATGATGAAAAAGGGAATTTAACAAATATTGTGTCAAATACGCTAAAGCAAAATATATTAAATTATTTGGCAGAGTATAGAATGATAAATGACTATATTGATATTGTTAGTGGTGAAGTTATTGACTTTGAATTAAAATTGGATGTTTTATTAGATAAAAATCAAAATCAAACAGAAGTTATTAGAGAAATTATAACAGCAGTAAGAGAATATTTTTCGATTGACAAAAGAAA